TAATAGGCATCATAAACCCATCGGAAGGAACAAGAAGAGGAGGATCAACTGCTTTCTGAGCACTCTTAATCTGAGTCTTCTCCATCTGATTAATAAGACGAATGTCCGGTAGGCAGGTCATTCCTGGAGAACGTCCATATACTTCTCCGGCTTTCTTCTTCCAGCGAGCAATATGGTAAGGAAAGGTATCAAACCCATCTCTGCGGAAAATACCTTCAGCTTCCTCACAGAACCAGACAGAAGCAAACTTTTTATTCTGCTTGTTCTGCTTAAAGATGTTTCGATCCTTTCTTGGGAATACTACATGAATCACGGTCCACATCTTCTCTTCGTTCTTTTCAGCAAAGATCTTAGGAGTGATCATATCGCTTTCTTTAGTGAAGTGCTGCTTAACCTGACGAGTGTTCCATATAACCTGACGAAACACTGTATCAATGTCCCCGTTGTGATTTTCTTTCATCCACAGATCAGACAAAGGAATAGCCTTAAAGGTTAGCGATTGTGTCTCATTGTCGTACTCCTGAAGAAGAGGAGTGGTGCCAATGCTTCCCAAATCTTGATAGTTTTCATGGATGGAAGGGTCAAACTTAGTTATCGGGCGGGCGAACTGTTTCACCATTGCATCAGCAACATCCTCTGCCCATTGAAGACCTTCATAATCTTCCTCTAAGTTGTAGTTGTCAACCCCAATACCAAACCATCTCTGGACTGGACTTGTAAGGAAAGTATGTAGGCCTCCTGCCAGTTGTTCACAGGCCCAAGGTGCTGTGCCTTCCATAATCTGCTCATGGTTTGTTGAACCTTTTGATGCAGTCCGATTAAAGTCTGAAGCATCAGGGTGGATAAGATCACGAAGCTCTTGCCACTGAGCTTCCCATGGGTGTCGTGCTGAAGCAGCCTTCTTAAACTCCGAGCACAGTGTTTTAAATTCTTCTTTCATTGTCCAAGAATGGATTTAGTGGGGGCATTGTTGTTGTTGCTTAATGCTCCTCCCAGAATGGTGTCCGACAGACCAATTCGTCTCCGTTGCCGATGAGCCAAAGCCGAAGCAATAGTAGCTACTTCTTTGGTTGGTGCCGAAGGCAAAGGCGCAGGAGCTTTAGCAGCAGTTAAAGGTTGACTGCTTCCTCCCCCGCCGCCGAAAGAACACACAAGGTGCCGTGCACACAAAAAGTCTAAAATGTTCATACTGGGTATAGTTTTTGTAATCGTTTAATTGGTATCTTTACCAGTTTTTTCTGTCCTCTCTGAAGCCTGTATAGATATATGTAGGATTTTTCAGTTGGCATCAACCTTAAAAATAAAGGAACACAACCTTTACCTATTGCAAAAGCTACAAACCATCCATCCTCCTCTTCCTCTCCCATTATGAGGAAGTCTTGACCTTGAAAGATATACCCATGTAGTTGGTAGTAAGCATAATCCTTATCAAAATCAAGCTGATGCTTTTCATACATCTCTCTAGCTTGTACCCACACACTCATGCTCTTAAAACGTCGTATTCACTTTCAGCTGATTGAGGCAAATTCTTCTTTCTACGATGAGTTTCCTTTACTGACAGAGCAAGCATTCTAAAACCGTCAGCTGGATGAGAAGCCCAATTGTGATGTGGGGTGTTCTTAAAAACCTTATTCATGTCGTCCCATTCCTTATGGTATTCTTTAAGACCCATAACCCCCGGCTCAGTCTTCTCTTCGTCAAACCAGCACCGCGGCAAAATAGCTCTTACTGCTTCAATACCATCTTCAACTGACTGACGGTTCACAATCCTAAAGGTGATACCCAAGGATCTAGCTACTTCCCATCTGGACTTGCCTGTGCCTAACTCCCTCACTTTTATGTCGTGTGGAGCATAGTGATTCCCATACACATAAGGCTTCTCTTTCATGAACTTGATGTAATACGGCAGTCCCTCTCCGCTACACTCATAATAGTCAATCAGTCGTATCTCGTCGTTTAACTGTTGGTAGAACCAGATTACCATACTGTCGCCGATACCTAAATCCCATGCAGTGTGAACAGGTAAGGCAGACTCCCAAGGAACACGAGTTATCTGGCCAAGCTTCTCAATCGTCTGAATCTGCTTGCCGTAATACGCTCCTACAATAGGAGCTTCAAAGGAGCAGTAATACTCCTGTTGAATCATCTCCTCTGGCATACCGTCATCTCTATCCTCTTGAATAGCTTCTAGTGAAATAGCCTTGGTGTCATCTACTGTTAAAACCTGACTAAACCACTTTGGGTCTTTCTGAGCTTTCTCCATGGTCTTCTTCCCGTGGTTGTTTCCACGAGGCGTGTAGATGAACAGCTCCCATCCTTCATTCTCTGCCAAGATTGGTCTCAACAAGTTCCGCAGTGAAGGGTTCATAATAGACCACTCTGAGTAAACGATACCAATAGGGTTGGCTCCCACCAATGAGTCTGGTTTGTCCGCTCCAATAATCTGGTAAATTGAGCCGTTCTTCAGTGTAATCTTCATCTCCGTGTTGTTCACCGAAGCAACCAGTTGCTTAGGGAACGCCGCGCGAAATGGAATGCCATCTTTCGTCTTCCCGTCCCACGCAATTTTCTTACCCTGCGCATACGTGGGAAACAGGTGCCAGTAAGTCCCTATCCTCTCATGCGCTTTTGTACAGATAAGGTGAACAGCGTTCAAATCCTTTCCTGCTCGACGGTGCCATACACACGCTGCTCTGCGCCCGCCTGCCTGAAGATACTGCCATAATGGTACCTGATACCAACGAGGAGTGTAATTGAGAGGTAAGGTTATTTCCATCTCAGATTTTGGTTAAGGTTACACCGGATACCTGTTTCACGATTTTTTCAACCTTCTTTTCGATTTTGGCGTGTGGGGAACCTTTAGCCTCGAACTTGTTGATCGTGATGTGGAAAGAGTTGTTTCCTTTAGCAGAGCCTTCTGGATCAATACCTTTTTGCTTGGAGTCCATATAAGCCCCGATTTCACAGGCGATCTTAATACGTTCTCCGACAGATGCGGTAGGTATCTCCATTATCCTTCCCTTGATTTCTACTTCCGTTGTCTCCTGTGCCAGCTTTATCAGCTCTGCAAACGGGTTATAATCAAGCTCTTTACATGCTTGTTGACACAGAGTAAGCTTTCGCTCTACTTCTGTGATTGCTCCTCTCCTGGTTCTTTTTCCAACTGTTCCTAATGGCATGGTTGTAATGTTGTGGAGGTGTTGGTTGTTGTGTCAAGTTGTTTGTGTCGTGAATGTGAAGTGTTGGCTCGTGATCCACAATGTGGAGGACGTTAGATTATTGCTAGCGGGACTCAAGACTTCCCCATTGCCCCCCCTCGAATCGACCATGCTCCACGTATTCACACACTGGATACACGTATTCACACACTGGATACATGTGACCGGACGTGGGTCATACATACACGTATGATGCGTATCCACACACTGGATACATCGACCGGTATCCACACACTGGATACGGTATCCACACACTGGATACGGATTAGCCTGCATTGGGCGTATCCACACACCGGATACCAGTCACGTAAGTCGTTGGCCTGAGTGCTAGTAACGAATAATACTTGACACGTGACTGAATCGGTATATGGTTGTGGCCATGGATCATGGCACTACCGATTACTTCACCAATCCTGGTGACTCCGGCACGTGACGAGACCCTATCATACAATGATTGACATCAATAAATTAAGTAAAGCACAACTAAAAAACCTCAATGCCCAAATCACGGCACTCGCGGCCGACCGGAAACAGGACCGTGCCGTCTGGACGTCAACAGTAAAAGACATGCTTCTGGAGAAAGACGAATCCGGTTCCCACGTTCACACCACCGTGGATATTTGGGGCGTCTTGTTCAAAGACGGCGTGGAAACGCTGAACCCCGTCGACGTTCCTCCCGGAAAACAGCGCGATAGCGTTCTGAAAAAAATACAGGCGTATAAGCAGTCCCTGTCTAAGGCCACAAACAAGGAAGGCGTCTTGCTTCACCCTGAAGGGTCGCTGGGGTATAAGGCTACGGAGTCTAGCCTGACTCCGCGTTCCTACTCGCCTGAGAAGGTGGCGGAGTGGTTCAAGAATGCTGAAAACGTCGCTGGTCTCAGCAGTGAGCAAAAAAAGGCGATTCTCGCTAGCCTGAAGGGTGTGAAGGGTGTGAAGGGTGTGAAGGGTGCTCGCTGAGAACCAGGATGTAATCGTTCCGAATCCTGCCCTGATCCTACCGTGGATCAGGGCTTTTTCATGCCCACACGCTACGGATTGCGGTTCGCGGGCTGAAACCGGCCAAAAACGGGCGATTTAAACGGCCAAGGCGGGGTGATCGCCGTCGGGTTGATGGTTGGGCCTAGGTCGAAAAATCGTCTGAATCTAGGGATTTGGTTCCGAAAGGACCAGTAAACTGGAGCGACGCCATTTATGGGCATATTCGTGGGTGATGATACGTGAACCGGGTTAATAGGGTGCTAAGGCCGAGTGACGGAATGACCGTGAATCCGATTAGCTTGGCGCGTGACACAGGGAAGGCGTGCTCAATGCCACTCAGACCGTAACATGGTGAGGCTGTTACTACGGAATTATCCAGTAACAAGGTTAAAGCTGTCACGCCGATATTTTATTAAATTAACCTTAAAGGTGGCAATTGACTCGCAATTGATTTTAACTCTTTATTCCCCAACGACTTATGTAAGTTGAACACATGAACGTGTAAACCATCAATTTATTTTAACTCTTTGTCTTGCTAGGTCTTATGTAAGATTTTGCCACGTCCGTCAATTGACTTCAACTCTTTCACTGTCAACGACTTGCGTGAGATTTGCCTTTTTAAACGATAATAAATTGCTTTTTGGGCAAAATAAAACTTTTTTACGCACTTCAAAAGTTGGAGAAAAAAGCAATTGAAGTTTTGGTATAGTCACCTTAAAACTAAGCGTTTAAATACGTAAACCTTTGCACTGCAGGCATTTGCGCCGGACCACCGCAAATCTCGATCTTACCTAAGTTATTGGTTATCAAACAGTTAAAATGCAAGCCCTAGGATTTGCACAACTCACTGGTTAGCAAACAGATAAAGAAAATCCAAACACGCACCGCGATCCTACGTATCTCGTTGATAACCAAAGAGTTAAAATAAATGGTGAATCAATTGGACCAAAGTGAAAATTCAATGAGAATTGGCGGACAAAATAGTATGCGTCACGTATTTTAGGCCCAATTTCACAAACTGTTGGTGCCCTTACATTTAAAATTTGGTTCATACGCATCTCCTAGGTATCCAAACACTTGCAACGCCACGGACCATGAGCCTACCATGATTCATCCGTAAAACATGTAACCTATCCCTATTGCTTCAGACCTTCCACACCGGTTGTGAATAGATTTATTTATAGTGTTACGTGCGTTTTGACGCTTTTTGACATTGACTTGACCTAGGTTCATAGTCCATAATTTTCGTCTAGGATCAGGAACCACTCTGGTATCCTACCTACAACCCTCAGTAATTACTACAATGGCAAAGTCTACCAAGAC